GGCTTTATAGTCCGGCTGTTTTTCTTGTCCGGTTGTTGCGTCTAAAGCGTCATGCTCGACAATCTCAAGCGCTGATTGCCATAAGTAACGCCTTTGGTAAGTTTGCACAGCGCCCAAGTTTTGCACATCATGACAGCCCTTTAAGGCCGCTGAGGACATGGGCGAAGTAATGGTTATCTTGCCGTCACCTTCATGTTCAAAGATGTTCAACTCGGCCAGTTCGATACCAAACGACACAATGCCCGTTAAGCCAACGTCATTAAAAATGGCTTGAATCTGTGGCAAGTAATCGCCCAATTCAAAATAGGAATATTTAGCAAAAGCATTAACACCGGATTTATTAAGTGGCGTAGCTTGCAAGCGGATCCGCGCTTCCTGTAATTTCTTATAAATAGTCATGTTAGCCTCTGCTATAATGTGCGCTAGATTCAGCCATCGCATAAAGATTGCCGTATCTAGCCAAGTAAAATTGGTTGTTTATCCGTCTTGCTGGCTTGTTCCGTCTAAAGTCATAGTCAGCAAGATTTTCAAATAAAAACTTAATCATGTAAGCACCTCCTCGATCTGACAATGTTCAGTCATAAATAAAGTTATCTCGTTTACATCACCGTTTTTGTCAATCGCTAAAACGCGCATTAGGCGTATAGGTGAATCATCCGGCATGAATAAAGTTTCTTGCTTGAATGAAATATCTTTAACGTGGTGTATCGAAAGCGAAGCGGCAGCCATTACTCACCCCCAAAAGAATCAACAAGCGACATTGGCGAGATCGGCATACAGTTACCATCAGCCTTGGCTTGGGTATTGACTAGATAAAGACTCATGAGTAAAACAAAGCCCACAAGCATGACTATCAAGAACTTGCTATCAGATTCAGGTTCGTAATGAAACTCCTCGTATTCTTCAACAACCGGAACAAATACTTTTTTGGCTTCGGACTTGATGAAGTCTTGACGTTCTTTTGATGCGTAATCGTACTTAATCATTTTGTACCCCTTAAAATTATTATTGTTTCGGCTTCACACCGTTTCGGACATTACACGCAAGTGAAATACGTTTAGTTGTCTAAGCTGTATTCATAAGACTGCCTACCAAGCGTCAAGTCTCTCAAAAAAATCCGCGAGATAGACAGTCTTATGAACCCTCAAAAAAGCCCCGTATCGCTACGGAGCAGGTAGGAGTCACAACATGAGGACGTTGTATAAATAGCACTCGTTAAAATGCTATTTGTACAAAGAGCGTTTACTGCTAAGGTCTATCGCTATCAGGCGGCCTTGCAATCCTTCTACGGGGATTTTCCGTTTCGTTGGATGATAATATACGCTAACGTATAAATTAATGCAAACGAATTCGTATACTGTTCAAACAAAATAACACCTAAAACCACAAGTGATTGATTAATGACGGGATTTATTTTTCGATAGGCAATAAAAAGCCTCGGTTAAGAGGCTTAGGTGGGGATTATTTTTTATTTTTCGGATTTGAAATTACATTCAGATAGGTGTGGTGCCAATTCCCATCTGTAAAACCGCTTATTTTGAATCTTCGTAGTCGTGCTGTACTGCTTCAATAAATTCCTTATCGGCTGGTTCGTCTCCCTGCCGCCTATGGTACGAGGCTAGTGGATCAGGCAGGTTCACCCCCCCCCCCCCCACATTTTTCGGTCGGGGTGTCAAGGGTTTATTTTCTTTATTTTGCGATAATTGTGGTTGAGCGAGGACAAGCGTATTAACCATTTGCTCTATTAGCTTTTTGTTTTCTGCATTTAGTTTTTCAATATTCTCATATAGTGGAACTGGAATATTAGTTTCTTCAAACCCTCTTAATGCCGCTTCAGTTGTACCTAGACCTTTAGCAAGTTTTTGTATAGTTCTACTTCTAGGGTCGCCATGCGTACCCGATAGAAATCTTTGTATTGTTGGTTGTGGTACGCCTGACTTTTCAGACAAAACGGTGGCGTTCCAACCTCTGGAATCCATTTCTTGCTTTAAATTTTTCCGCAATGCGCTCATCAGCTCAATATAAGGCCGATTATTTTCTAAGTCGAATACGTTTGCGTTTGACAAATATACGCTTTCGTATATGATAGGGGCCATGAACATACAAAACGCCTTAAATGAAATTAGAGATAGTGGTCTTACTGAAAATGAGATCAGCGCTATTGTCGATATTCCACAGCCAACGATTAATAGATTGAGGCGTGGTGTGCATCAAGAAACTTCATATATCCGTACAGTAGCAATACAAAAACTTGCTAAAGAAATACTGCCTGACATTTTTGGTAAATAACTCATGGCTCTCGACTTTGAAATTAAAACCTCGGTTGACGAGGAAACCCATGACAACGCTCTTGTTGTTTCTAGAGCTTACGGCTTTAAGACTCGCGCGGAGTGGGCAAGATTTCTAATAGAACGAGAGCTGTCATGGGCAACACCGCAAGTACATATTAACCGCATACCCGGTGTACTGAAAGGGCGAGAGTAGAGCCTTATTCGTCTACAAAATAAATTGAACTTTTTGAAAAGTAGTCTAGCGGAAATCATGAGTCAAAAAAGAAACATAGCAGGGGATAAGCGGGCGGCAAGTTTGAAATTGCAACCTCGTCCTGCACAGAAGAACACGTTTGGTAGAGGCTTTGGTAGAGGCTTTGAGTGTACTCCAGCCTTAACCGACATAGATCACTGCGAAAGAAATCGTATCCAGCAGTGTATTGACACGAGATATAAAATTATTTAAGACACGTCAACTCAGACTTGGCTGTTTAAAAAGCAACCGGAAGATTCAGGCTAAAAACGGGTTCGGTCTGGTTGTTAAGTGAGGGGAGAACGCACACGCCCTCAACGGTGGGAATCATCCCAATGATTTATTGCAAATCGAGACGAAAAACGGAACTTCAGCCTAATAGCTAAAGGTGATCCGGTTTAGTCTGGCAGTAAGTCAAGTGGACGACCAGAGCCGTAGTGAGGCATCTGCCATAGGTGTTAAGTCTGGTCAGCGGCAACAAAATATGTCTAGAGGATTGCCGTCCTGAGTGCTGCGACACTCTAAGTAGATTCGTTCTACCCGATTATTTGGGTAGGGGAATCTTTACCCCGAACACTGAGATTTACAGTGGTTTGGTTTTTCAGCCCTAACCATAGGAATGTATTAAATGAGTCCTAAGAAAGGTACAGCAAATTTCGCTGAAACACTGGTTTGAAACGGGCTACAACGAGCTTAAACAGCTACTAACACATGGTTAGGGCTTTTCATCAATTCTAGCGATACCTACGACTAATGAAAATTGAAATCTGCACTGAATTTAAAGCACTGATACCCCCAATGTCATTAGAGGAGTACAGCCAGCTTGAGAAAAATATCATTGCTGACGGGTGCAGAGAACCGCTGGTTTTATGGAGGCCTGAATCTATAGCTTGCCCAGAGTGCGATAAAGGCCGCATGACTATTGGTGAAAATGAATTTGAAATACTTAGTAATGAACTAGATAAATGGATTACTGACTCTGAAGAATGTTGGGTTTGTAATAATTGCGATTACACAAAAAACATTCATGACATAAACAGCATTTTAATAGACGGGCATAACCGTTATGAGATCTGCACTAAAAATAATATTGGCTTTGATGTTAGCTACAAATATTTTGATAGTGAAAGCCATGCAAAGATATGGATGATTGATAACCAAGAGGGTCGTAGAAATTTACCAGACGGCTGGAAGTATCAACTTAAATTAACTAAAAAAGAAGAATTATTGAAGGTTGGTAAAGAAAGCATGAGTGAAGGCGGTAAAGGTTTATCAATAGTTGATAAACCTTCGCACAACACCCAAAAAACCATAGCTAACGACTTGGGCTGGAGTACCGGAAAAGTGGCAATGGCTGACAAGGTTTGGAAGGAAGCCACGCCAGAGATTAAAGAGCAAGTTTTAGCTAATACATTAACCATAAATCAAGCATATCAATCCATAAAAGACGATAAAAGTTATGGCGGCATAGCAAGAAAAATACAATCTTTAGCTATACCAACACAGGCTCAACAAAACGAGAAAAACGCCAAGGAGTTAAACGTTAACTTAGGCGATGTTTATTTAATTAATAAAAAACACAAATTAATAATAGCTGATTCAAATAATACTGATTTTATAACTAAACACACAGGCGTTATTGATTGCGTATTAACAGACCCACCATACGGCATTAATTACAAATCTCCATCTGGTAGCGGTTTAGCACAGCGCGGAGATTACGACATTATAGAAAATGATAATGTCGACTTTGATCCATCAATACTTTTTAAATATTCAAAAAACATTATCACTTGGGGCGCAAACCACTACTCCAAGGCGTTAGATAGTAGCGCTGGCTGGATAGTATGGGATAAGCGTGATGGAGAGCAAATTAACAATAATTCTGATTGTGAGTTGGCTTGGACAAACATGCTTGGCTCTGCTCGACTATTTCATCATAAATGGAACGGCATGATTAAAGATAGCGAGCATGGCGAATCAAGAATACATCCAACACAAAAGCCAATTAAGTTAATGGCTTATTGTTTAGAAATTTGCAGATCTGGCAACAACATTATTGATCTGTATGCGGGGAGCGGCTCAACTCTAATAGCTTGTGAAGAAACAGGAAGAACTGCAAATTTAGTTGAGTTAAGTCCGGTTTATGGTGCAGCAATGATTAATAGATTCAAAGGTCTTGGTTATTCGGTAGAAAAATATGGGGTTTGAAATAGCTCTTAAAAAAAGCACAGTATTTTACGAGATCAATAAAGATTTTATTACTGACAAATTTAATGGAAAAAATGAGCTTTTTAGTATGGAGCTTGATTCAACCGTATTAGCAAAGCTATTCGATCAATATGCTGGAATTGATTACGTTTTAATTAATAAAAGCGTTGGGAAAATATACGGAATTGCAGCAAGAGTTAATTTTTGGTCTGAAACAATAGGCCATTTAACAATTAGATACAAAAGAAAGAATGGTTATAAGACAGAGTACGAAAAGAGGTTAAGTAGCATTTCAATGAATGATAGTTTTTATCCTCACATAACCATACAAATTGATTCAGATAGAAACAATAGAGCAATAAGTGGAATTCTTGTAAAAACAAAAGAACTTTATTCCTACATAGAAAGCAATAAAGAAAAAATAATTTCTAAATATATGAGGACATGCAGTGAAGGCAACAATTATCTGGCTTTACCTTACCTAGAGATACAAGATAAATTTTTAATACCTAGCAAGATTTTTTAAACAAAAAAGCCGGTCATTCCCACGAAGAAAGTAACCGGCTAATCATCCAACTAAGGAGTAAGTATAAATGATTTTAAGAGAATATCAAAACCAGATTATCCAAGACAGCCGTCAATCCTATGGCAAGGGCAATAGACGGATTATTCTGCAAATGCACGTAGGCGCTGGAAAAACCGTAGTAGCGGCAGAAATAGCCCGTTCAGCGGTTAGTGGTTACAAGAAAGTATTGTTTTTAGTGCCACGCAGACAGTTGGCCTACCAAGCGGTGCAAACCTTTACGAATTATGGCATTAACACGGGCTTAATCATGGCAGGTGAAAGGCCTTTCGGTATGCCATTACTGCAAGTGGGTAGTTTTGACACAATTACCAGTCGCGTCAGTTCGGGGGCAATGCAGTTACCGGCTGCGGATGTGGTTATGGTTGACGAAGCTCATGCGTGCTTTAGTCAGGCACGACTTGAATTATTAAAAAAGTATCCGTTAGTAATAGGCATAACCGCAACACCGGCACTGGCAAACGGTAAAGGCATGGGCGCATTTTATACCGATATAGTCGAGGGTTTATCTATGGCGGCTATGGTGGATCAAGGCTATCTAGTGCCTATGCGTTATTACGGGGCTGACGCGCCCGACTTGGCTTTGGTGAAACTTAACGCGGACGGTGACTATCAAGAAAAAGGACTTGCAGAAGCTACCGACAAGCCTGAATTGATTGGTTCCATTTATACGAATTACAAGCGTATTGCTGGCGATAGAACCACGTTGATCTTTGCGGTCAACTGCAAACATGCCCAGCACATTCATGATGAATTTATGCGTCATGGGGTATCGTCTGAATACATTGACGGCTCAACACCGACAGAAGAACGGGAGGCGATAAAAGCCCGTGTTATGTCCGGTAAAAGTAAGGTGATTGTTAATATTGGCGTTATGGCGTTCGGTACTGACTGGCCCATTATTTCTTGCGTCATTATTGCTAGGGTAACAAGGAACATTTCAAGCTGGATACAAATGATTGGGCGTGGCTCGCGCTTATATCCAGATAAGAAAGACTGCTTAGTGATTTATCACGGTGACAACTTTGACGACTTGGGGCGCATTGACGATCCGATTGAGTGGACCCTAGACGATAAATCAACGATACGCGAACGCAAAGAAGCGGCACAAAAAGCGGCTAAAGAACCGAAAGATATTAAATGTAAATGTGGTTATGTGTTTCGGGCCAGTCGTGTTTGTCCTTCATGCGGTTTGGCAATGATCCAAAAAGGTGAGGCCATACCGTTTCATGAGGCTGAACTTAAAGAGTTAAAGAAACCAGCTCCCGCTATAAAGGCTGATTGGTACGCACAATTTCTCTATATCAGCAGAAGCAAAGGTTATAAAGACGGTTGGGCGGCTAATAAATTTATGGAGAAATTCAGTGAATGGCCTCATAAGAAAAATGGCGTTATGCCCATACCACCGACACCCGAAGTATTAGGTTTTATGCAGCACTTGAATATTAAAAACTCACGGGCAGCAGCATGAGAGTTGATATTAAACAAGAGTGTATAGGCCGTTGGGCGCCCATTTTGACAAATTTGGGCATAAACGCGCAGTTATTTAACGGCAAGCATCAACCTTGTATCTTTTGTGGCGGCAAGGATAGAGCAAGGTGGGATAGGGCAAAAGAATTTTATTACTGTTCACAATGCGGACAAAAACAGCCAATAGACATGGCAATCGAACATACCGGATTGTCATTTAAAGAAACCACTAACTTAATCAGGCCAAACGTAATGAATACACCGCTCCAGATCGTTAAGCCTGCTGATACAGAAAAAGCCGAGGCCAGAATACGCAAGATTCATGCAGGGTTAAAACAGATTGCCCCTGATTCAGCGGTATTTTTATACCTAGCTAAACGCGGCATCACAGTCTTACCCGATCATGATTGCTATGAACACCCCAGCCTAGATTATTGGGAGGAGGGCGTTAAAACCGGCAGTTATCCGGCAATGGTATCGGTGTTTAGAACACCAACGGGCGAAGTCTCAACTTATCACATTACCTATGTGACTAAGGAGGGGGGGAAAGCACCCGTACAAATACCCAGAAAGATATTACCCGTTATGCGTCCAATGGTAGGGAGTGCTATTAGATTATTTGAGGCCGAAGAAGTATTAGCCATTACGGAGGGCATAGAAACCG